ATGAGTTGGGCAAAAGATTTTCATTTCAAGGTAGAGCCTACCCCTAAGCCTGAGGCTGATAAATTCATGCCTAAAGGTGGTTGGGGTACGATCATGCCCCCTGTATCGCCGTGGGCTGCTGGAGCAATTGCCACTCAGCCAATTCAAGCCTATCAAATTGATGAAAATTTAAAAAAGAAGTTTGGTATAGAGCTAGCTAAGACTGTCAATCCATTCGAAGCAGGATGTAAGGTTTTTGGCGAGGATACCAGTAAAGCATTGTGGGTATCAGCTAATTGGGTGAATGATCCAATTGTAGTAGCATCCAAGGATGTTTATTTAAAAACTTTAAAATTGAGTTCCCCGCCTCTTGACAGGGAACAACTTGCAGCTAAGGTGCTCGCATTAGCTGAGGGCGAAAAGGTTGAGCGCAACGGGATGCTGCTCCCCACAATAGAACCTAAAGAACGTATTAACGCTTTTAAATTATATTCTGAGATTTTAGGCTATACTGGTAAAGTTGAGATTGATAACTCTACTAAGACTTTTAATCATAATGAAATGAAAATTCTTTTAGTTAAGCCTAAAGCTACTGAGATTGCCGCTATTGAAGCTCCGAATGCTAAATCAGAAATCTTGAATGTGAATACACCTTCTCCAGTTAGTTTAAAATTGGTTAAGGCTAGTTGAATGGGTTCTGGTTTAACAAGTTTCGCAATCATGCGGAAAAGGAGCTATGATATGTTAAAAAAGATTGGACTTGGATTATTTGCTTTAGCACTTTCTGCTGGTGGTGCTCTTGCTCAGTACGCTACTCAGGCTGGCGGTACTGGCTTTGGTTATCCTACATTAGGTGTTCCTGCTGATACGCAATGTTTGCGTTTTGGTAATGGTGGCGTTTGTAACGCCTTTGCTCCTGCTGGTCCTACTGCGTTAAATGGTTTTGAGACTATTATCGCGGATACTCATACTGCTGCTGGTAGTATTCCTCAGACTATTAATACTCCTGTTATGGGTATTGGTGGCGGTAAGTTTGTTCTAAACGTTCCGTTGACTGGTGATACCATTACTATTGATGCTTTTACTAGGCAGTTGATTGTTAACCCTGCGGGCGGTATCGCTGCTTTAACTGTTAACCTTCCTGCTGCTTCTGCTACTATGGTAAATGGTCAACGTTTTGGTATGTGCGGTACGCAGATTGTAACTGCTCTTACCTTAGGTGCTGGCACCGGCAACACCTTCAACCCAACTCAGCCTACTGCAATGCTTGTTCCTGTTGTTACTGGCGCAGCATCCTGCTTTGAATTTATTTACAGCAAGACAAGCGCAACTGCTGGCGTTTGGTTCCGCACTCAGTAATCCCCACACAAAGAAAGGATTACTGATATGGCTTTTCCAAATCGAACCACTCTAACACAGCGATTTATTGCAAGTCGCCAATTACTTCCGGGTGATTGGGCCAATGCTTTAACAGATGCTCTTACTTCATCTCAGGGCATCGCTGCTGCTGGTACTACTCAGGCTGATGCTGCACTAATCAACGGCAGTAACTTTGAAGTATTAGCTGGTTCAGCCAATAACGCAGGTGTTAAGCTTCCGGCTGCTTTGCCGGGTGCTGAAATTAATATTTTAAATAACAGTGCCAATACCACTAAAGTTTATGGTGCTGGCACTGACGTTATTCAGACTACCGGCACTACTTATGCGGCTGCTGCTACTGGTATCACTATGGCTACCTTGGTATCAGCTAAATTTTTCTGTATCAAAGCTGGCTTTTGGCAACGCTTGGTTACTGCATAAAATTTTCCCTAGAAGCCTGCTCCCAAAAGGGGCAGGCATTCTTTTAGGATTTTAAAGAATGAAAAAGATATTTTTAGTTCTAGGGTTTATGCTGCTTTCTACAGTAGCTTATGCTCAGAATACATTTTTAGCTGATGCTAAAATTCAAGTTAGATCAACTATAGCAGCCGCAAACGTCACCCCCATTGTTATTAGTCCTACTGCTGGTACTGTGTATTCAGTAGATGCTTTTAATAATGGTGGTGTTATTGCTTATGTTAAATTATATAACATACTAGCAGCTTCAGTAGCGGCATTTACTTGTGGTACTGGTACTCCACAAGCTCGCTATATGATCCCATTTGGCGCAACCTCCAGCGGTGGAGGTTTTAACGTTTCTAATATTAATGGTGATGCATACGGTAATAGTATTGTAATGTGTATTACTACTGGCATTGCTGATGCTGATGCTAGTGCCCCCGGTGCATCAACCTATATTGTGAACGTGCATTTTAAAAAGCAAAATCCATGAAAATATTTTTATCTGCATTGTTAATTATTGTGGGTATGAGCGCAGCCTATGCAACTAGCAGTATGTTGCTTTTGCATGTAGGGCAATCTGCTGGTAATGGCGGTGGAGGCGGTGGAGCTTGTACAGGCACAATTGACGCTTCAGAGGGTTGCCCTCTACCAATGATAGGGATGTAAAATGTTTAAAATTTTTAGGGTCTTTTATTTATCATTGGTAGCATTGCTAGGGCTTTGTGGTGCAGTTGCGATAGGCAACTATACTATGACGCAAGGAGCAGGAACTACTTTTGGTTCTGTTATTGTTGGTGGCTTTCATTACGCTCAACAGTTTGTCTGCGATTTAACCACTCCTTCTCAGTGTGCTAGCGTTAGCGCTGGTGGTGCAGTTAAAGTAGACAACTCTGCTGTTACCCAACCTGTTAGCGGAACAGTTACAGCCAATATTGGTACTGTGGGTACATTGTCTACAGCAGCTAACCAGACTTCTCAAATTACTCAAGAGACTGCTATTAATACTGTATTTGGCACGCAGGCTGACGCTATTTGCGGTACTGCTACTGGTACTTGTACGCTCCAAGCCTTGGTTAAATTTTTAAATACTGCTGCAACTAGTGCTATTCCAGCAGGTACTAATTTAATTGGCGACGTAAACGTTAGGCAAGGTGGTACTGCATTAAGCTCTACTAACGGTGGATTTACTAACATTCTTCAAGGCAACGCTGTTTTATCTGCCACTAATGGCCTATTTAATAATATTTTACAGGGTAATGCGGTTCTGTCTCAAACCAATCCGTCTTGGTCTAGGGATAGTGATGGAACAAGGGCTAGAATATTACATCCTTGTGAAAGTATCGTTCAATCATATGCGCCTATTAGCATTACAACTGCTACCACTACTCAAATTGTAGCAGCTTCAGCTAGCAATAAAACATACATTTGCTCATTGTTCTTAACTTCTGCTGCTGCTGATAATGTGGGCATAGTGGAAGGTACAGGCGGTACTTGCGGTACTGGTACTGCTGGTGTTATTGGCGGCACCACTGCTGCTAACGGACCTAATTTCGCTGCTAATGGTGGCGTTATGTTACAGGCTGGTGGTAAATCATCTATCGCTCAAACTGCTGGAACTAATGTTGGGTTATGTTTAATTACTTCTGCCGGTACCCCTTTAGCTGGTGGTATTAATTATGTACAGGCTCCTTGATATGAAAAAATATTTATTTTTAATTGCATTATGGCTTACCTTCTTTGTGCCCGGAAGTGCACAGGCAACAGCCAAATTTCTCGTGCTCTGCTCAACGGCATGCACTTGGGACAACACCAACGATGCGATTTGGTCTCTCTCTAGTGGGGGTGCAAACAATACAACCCATCCAGTTGCTGGCGATGACGTAACTCTCGACGCCGCTACCTGCGTCGGCGGCACCACATGCACCATCACCACCGGTGCAGTGACGATTTCTGCCGCTACGATCACTTGGGGCGCATGCACCGCTTCGACAACTGGCTGCATCATCAAGGCCGACACCAACAACACCAATTTCACGCTATCAGCAACTAACGGAACAAATCTTAATGGCAACGGCTCCGGTACGCGTAAATGGATTGGTGGAAGTGGCACTTACACGATAACTCAAAATGGCCCGTTCGGTAATTTCTTTGCCCTAAACACTGCGACTAACGATCAGGGGTCAACTTTCAATTCCGCCACATGGGTGCTTTCGGGAACTGCTGGTTCCGGAAGTGGTAGAGGATTTCTTGGAGGAACTTTTTCGTTTGGCCCAACCACGTTTAACGCTAACAGCGGTGGCGGAACTGTTTTAATGACAGGGGCCAGCACATTTGCCTCTCTCACAATCAACGGACCTAATACATTTTATTTCGGGAACGGCAACACCCAAACTATCACAGGCGCTCTAACCTTGACTGGTAGTTCTTCGTCATCAGTTGTCAATCTATCGTCCAACGCTATTGATGCGACAGCTACCTTGTCTCTTGGGGCCGCGAGTACGGGGACTTGGGTTGCATTGCATACGATCATTACATCTGGAGCAGCAGGATTGACGGCATCAAACTGCTTTAATCTCGGGCTCAACACATTGGCCAACGGTGGCACCTGCACTGGTCCATCCGGCGGCGGTGGTGGTGGTCGGATTATTGGTGGCTAATGAAGTGGTTACTAGTTTTAATTGCTGTCTGCTTTACATTTAGTGCAGAAGCTCGCTTTATTCATGGTCAAGTAACTCCTCAGATCACTTGTAATCTAGTTACAGGTGTTGCTAGTGTTGGAGGGCCTTGTACATCTGGTGCTACTTGTAATGGTGTAGCTGATACGGCTCCTGCTTTTTGGGCCTTTCGTACATGGGCATTAGCTAATCAAGGCTCTACTAATCAAGTTGTTTTAACTATTCCTAATGGTAGTGATTGCTTATTTAGTACTAACGCTGGTACTGTTGGAGGTAGATTAGCTGGTGTTCAAAATACTTTTGTTGCTGGAATTAATAATCTTATAATTGAAGGTACTGGTGCAATTCTTCGCGCTGGTGCTGCTGGATATTGGCTAGGCACTGGTGGTGTCTGCCAAGTTGGCCTTACTTCTGCTAGTGGGTGTTCTGCCCGTATTCAAACTGCAATCCCCGGCAATAGCACCGTCACGTTGACAGCAGCATCGCTTGCGGCTGGTTATGTTAGTCGCTTCACTAATGGTGACTGGATTATGATTGGTGGTTTAGATGTGCAGGGGCAATGGAACTACGCTTGTGGGTACCCACCTAACCCAACTTATTTTGAATGGCGGCAAATCACTAATGTTAATGCTGGAACAGGTGTACTTACTCTTGATCGCCCACTAACTAAAACATTTCTTTCTACATGGCCTAATTATAATTCTGGTTCTCCTCCCGGTGTTTCACCGGGTACAGGTTGCAGTAATACAGAGGCAGATAACGGCGGCCCTGCTACAATATGGACGGTTGGCGCTGGAGTAGCTAATAGTAGCTGGAACACTACTCTTGATTATAGAGGTTTAACATTCTATCAGAGCGGCCAAATATATGCTAATGGCCGCAATGTTACTTATCGTAATGTTACTTTTCCTTCTGGTACAGGTTTAGGAGCCATTCCCACACAGAACGAAACTTTTACAGCTATCAATACAGCTTGGAATGCTGTTATTGAAGTTGATAAAATGATTGGTACATTTATTTTAGATAATTCATCATTAACATTACTTCAATTTCAAAGTAACAGTGTTGATTTATTTGTTGCTAGAAATGGGACAACATTTTCTAGTGGACTTCAAGGTGGAGGTAAACGCTCTGAATTAACTGATGTTACAATTGCAGATTTTAGACCGGGAACCTACGCTTATGGCAATACGCAAACGGTGATTTGTACACGCTGCAATATCACTACATGGCAGAATGGCGGTATTTTTCAAAATGATAATCCATCCCCATTTTCTATGAGTAGCGGGATAATTTCATTTGCTAATACCGCTGCTACTGGTTCCGGCCCTGCTCAACGTTGGGCGTCTACTATTGGCAAAACTATATTTTACTCGACTGGTGGTATTACTAGCCTTGGTGTATTTACTGTTTTAGGAGTGACGCAAGACCCTACAAATACGTTTGTCCAAACTGATCAAGCTGGAGGTTTTCCTAATTTTACTACAGCAGGTAGTAGTAATAATTTAGCATGGTTTACTACTAACGGTGCTCAGCAATTTACTAGTGATGCTAGTACTGGTGACGCTAGCTTTACTGCTATGAATGTCCAAAATGGGTGCACTGCGTTAGCTCCTATGATGACTTGTGGGGTTCGTTCCTATACTCCATCAGCTTCATCTTCAAATTTGGGTAGTATATTTGGTATTGGCAAGCTTGTTAGTTTAACAATAAACGTGACTGTTGCTTATGGTGGTGCTCCAGCAGCTATTTTAAATCCTACTGGTCAGTTTCATAATTTTACAATTAATCAATCTACTTGGACGCAATTTGATTGGTTTCCTACAATTAATTTAAAGCAAACTGGAATAAGAGTTATTACCCCCGGTGGAGTTACATGCGATACAGGAGGTGGACCTATATCAGGAGGTTGCTCAGGAGATACAATTAACAGTACTAATGGCTTTCCTCCTAATGCAGTGTGGGTACAAACCCCTATGGCTCCAAGTGTTCCTAGCGCTTTAGGTGGTGGGACTAATCCGCAATTTACAATAACAATCAGAACTGATCAAACTCCATGAAATTTATTAAAATTTTAATAGTAAGTTTTTGCTTATTGTGGGCAGGCGATAGCTCAGCTTGGTTTAAGCATGGTAACGCTCAATCAAATCCTAATTTAAGGCAAGAAAACTTTTTTGGCTTAACAGGAGCAGCTTGGCAAAATCCAGTTACTTATTATGTTCCCGGTACTGGTAATCCGGCTATTAGTACTGCTGATTATTATCATTCAGATGGGGCGTATTGGTTAAGGCCATATGATTTATTAGATAGCACTTGTGGTGCTACTGGCATTTCTATCGCTGCTTCTAGAGGACGCTATGTATGGATGATGTCGCCAGATCATAGTGACGGCTCTCCTTGGACCGATGGCTCATCTTTAATGATAGGCTATAGTAATGATCCGGGTGTGCCTCCTGCTACTATGACACCTTTTTATCAAAGATATCTAATAACAGCTTTAGCACAAATTGCGACTGTAACTGCTTCTATTGGAAATGGAGTAGGAGGGGCGGGAAATAGTTTAATTGTTACAGGAATTAGTGGAGCCATTAGCGTAAATAGTAATTCTGTTGTTACTGGATCAGGCGTAACACAAGCTACTATCACAGCGCAACCTTCAGGTACGCCTAGTGGAATTGGCACATATACTATAGATGGAGCAGCACAAAATGTTGCTTCTCAGACTATGACTATAAGTCAAAATAATTTTTCCATTGGTGCTACTCCTTATCTTGTTTGTAATCCTGATGATGGTTCATTTCCATTTTATGTATATTCTGAAGGTTCTGGTTCTAGTACCGGATTAGAAACTGGTTTAACTAAATCTGCCGATTTAATTACTTGGTCTGCGGCAGTTCCAGCTTTTGTTAGTTATAACTTTAGTGGTTTTGCTGGCTATATGAGAGTGGTCAGAACTGGTGTTAATACTTGGTATTCTACTGGATTTACTGGTAATTTCCCTCAATCTGGTTTTGGTTATGGTTATGGTAAATGGACTAGTACGGATGGATTAAGATGGTCTCCACCTTCTCCATCTTTAATGAACGCTTGCATTCCTGCTAACTCAGGCGGTATTACTGGAAATCAGCCCTGCACTCAGGCCACGGCGACATTCAGTAATGAAGCTGGTGTTCCGCCAGTTGTAACAATTGGTGCTCAAGATTGGGCAATGACCCACACTAATACTATGGTAAGTAGTGTTCGTATTGGCAATCAATGGGTTTCAAGGTCTCCAATAGATGCTAATCTTAATGTTATTTCATCTCCATCTATTGTAAATATTTCGGCTCCTTATGCGGGACTTTACCCCGGCCCTACGTATGTTAATGCTACATCTGGTTATGTTGAAGATGGCGTGGCTCATTATTATGCTAACACTGGATTTCCAAGAGGAGGTACTCCCGGTTTAGGTGTAGCTGCTGGAGCTACTTATTTAAATAATGGCGCATGTTTATCTGTTGCTCCAGCTAGAGGGCAAAATGGATACTTTTCAGTAACTGGAGACATTTCTGGAACTACACTAAACGTTAGCGCTCTGCTGGTTAACAGTGTGGTTGTAGGAGGGCAAATCTCTGGCGGGACCATCAACAACAGCACTAAGATCACAGGGCAATTGACTGGTCCTGCTGGTGGCATAGGTACATATACTGTTGATATTTCTCAAACTGCTGCCTCAACTACAATTACAGGTGCTGCTTGCGGTGGCTTAGAGGAACAGAGTGTAGATTATTATACAGAAATTATTAATTCTAGCGCGGCTGCTACTGCTGCTCCTATAGGAGTAAAAGCTAGCTGCGCTAGTTCCGTTGCGTCTCTGACATGGTTCAATTCACTTCCTCAGCAAACCTATCGTCTTTATAGAGGTACTACTGCTGGCAGTCAAACAACTTTAGTTGGGGACTTTACAGGAACCACCGCAACTGACAGTGGTATGACTTTAAATTCTATTACTTATTATAAATTAGTTTATTTACATAGTGGGGTTGAGCAAAAAAATAGAGTTGTTAATACATGGTGTTCAAGTGACTCTGCATTTGTTAATGCCCATTACACCCGTGCTTCAGCGGGTGGCGCGGATATGACGACATGCAATCGGACCATGATTAATGCATTTGATACGTGGTTAGTTTCAAATAATTTATCTAACAATCTTTTATTTGCTACTATGCCTGATTTCTGTGTTGTTAAAAGTGGAAGTGTGATTACTAAAATATTTGATATGGGTACTACACGCTTACCGCGCGGTGGTGATTATACTGCTGGAACTGCTAATACTACCTATAACGCTACTGGTATTAGTTCTAAACCAGCATGGGTAAATGGAACTAATACATCATATGGGTATTATGGAAGTGGCCGCTTAAATAATATTAGACGTAAAACCCAAATAACAATGTTTGCTGCTTATCAAAAACCCGGAACTGCTATAGCAAACTTTTTCATATCTGGCCAATTTAGCAATCAGATGACATTATCTCACACTGCTGGTTCTCCCGGTGGTGCAGAATTTAGGTTATATGATCAGACACAAACAAAAACAGCTACGGCTACTTTTTCTAGTGCTACCGCCTTTAATACTATAGCTGGAACATTTGATGGTACAACGCTTTTAACCTACGCTAATGCAGTTGTAGGAAGTGGACAAACTGGCTTAGTTATCCCCGGACCAAATTTAGTTCCTACCACTGATGCTCTTACTGGTCAAATTGATCCAAATCCAAGCATTAGCTCAAACTTTAATGTTATTATGTCTGGAACTGATGCAGGTTTGTATAATAATACAACAGGCTATTATCCTAATGGCAATGCCGCTTTGTATTCTGGTAGAGCACAAATGATTTTTGATAAAGCTCTAACACAAGGGCAAATAACTTCATTAGATGCTTTGGTAAGGTAATGGAAATCGAATTTAATGAAAAGCTAGCATTTCTATTTAAACCAGCCCGCTTAAAAATTACCTATGGTGGGCGCGGTGCTGGCAAAACTGATGGGTATGCTATTGCTTTAATTATCCTAACTATGCAACGCAAGTTGCGTGTTCTTTGCTTGCGTGAAATTCAAAATTCTATTGAGGAGAGTGTTAAGGAAACTATTGAAAGCTACATTGCTCAGTATGGCTTGGAATGGGCCTTTGATATTAAAGATAAGTCTATTACCTGTACTTTGAACGGTTCGCGCTTTATTTTTTCAGGTTTGCGATACAAAATTAATTCTATTAAATCTCTTGCCAAGATCGATATAGCATGGGTTGAGGAAGCTAATAACGCTTCTAAATCTTCTTGGGATAAACTTATGCCCACAATTCGAGGTAAGCATGAAAGCTCTAAGGATGGTTTGGGTGGTCCTTTTGGATTAGGGCCTGAGGTTTGGATTAGCTTCAACCCTGAATTAGATGATGATGAAACGTATGATCGTTATATTGTTAAAAAGGAAATGTACGCTCCTGACTGGATTTCTACTGAAGTTCCTAAAGAGGAGCAGACTTGGTTTAATAGAGTTACAGAAAGCAGCATAGTACTACCTGCTGAGGAGCAGGCTAAGTATGATGAAATAGAGCGTAAACGATACGCCTATGTAGTTAAGGTTAACTACTATGATAATAAATGGTTTCCTCCTGATCTTAGGAGAGAAATGGAGCTTTTAAAAGCTCACAATATGACTAAGTATCTTGAAGTGTGGGAAGGCTACACCAAGCAAACCTTAGATGGTGCTATCTATGCTGATGAATTAAGACAAACCCTTATTGATGGGCGTAGGAAAAAGGTTGCCTATGATCCATTCAAACCTGTTTATACATTTTGGGATTTAGGCCATTCTGACCGTACTGCTATTTGGTTCATACAGCGTGTGGGTATGGAATATAATGTCATTAATTACTATGAGAATAGGCTGAAAAAACTTCCTCATTATTTGGAGCATATGAAAAGCTTAGGTTATAATTATGGGACTGTTTATCAACCTCATGATGCTGATAATGAAACACTAGCCTCTAGGTCTATTGCTGCTCTTACTAGGGCTGCTGGTTTTAAAGTTATTGTTGTTCAACGTCCTGCTAAGAAAGCTGTTGGTATTAATGCTGTTAGAACTGTATTTGAGCTTTGCAACTTCGATGAAGAAAACACTAAAGACGGCTGGCAATGTCTTTCGCGTTATGCATACAAGGTGAATGAGGAAACAGGAAACTTTTCAAGAGAGCCTGACCATGATACACCTTGGAGCCACGGCGCGGATGGCTTTCAAACCTTTGCATTATCGTTGAGAACTGAAGAAGATACCAAGAAAAAGAAGTTGAAGCCAACTTTTAAAGCACCTAATCAGCCTAGGGCATGGATGGGGCATAGTTAAAATGTTTAAAGGCTCATTAATTTTAATACTGTTAGCTACTCCTACTCCTAAAGAATTTAAAGAAGTAGAATTATCAAAATGTGAAATAGCATATGGTAAAGTTCTTATTCCAGCTAAATGTTTAGAGAAGAAATAATATGGCTTGGTCATCCTCATTTGGTGGTACGTCTGATCCTAAGCAGGAAGCGGACAATGAAATCATTCTTGAAGCCAAGAAGCGATTTAAAATTTGTGAGGATTGGGAAGCTCAGGCCCGCGTGTGGTTTGATTATGATTATAAGTTTGCTAATGCTGATAGTAATAATATGTATCAGTGGGATAATTGGGTAGTAGGGGATAGAATAACCTTACAGCGGCCATGTCTTACTATTAATAAAACTATGCAGCATTGCTTACAAATTATCAATGATGGAAAGCAGAATAAGCCGGGTGTAAACATTCGTCCTGTTGGGGATGATGCTAGTTTTGAAGCTGCTCAAGTATTTCAGGAAGTCACTAGACATATTGAATATATCTCTAGTGCTGAAAATGTTTATGATAATGCTGCTGTTTATCAGGTAACGGCAGGTTGGGGTTACTGGCGCGTTACTGTTGAAAAAATTAAGGGAACGTTTGATAAGGAAATTTACATTAGACGTATTAAAGACCCTCGCTCAGTTTACCTTGATCCTAACATTAATGAAGTTGATGGTAGTGACGCTTGGTTCGGTTTCGTATTTGACGATATGCCGCGCGATTTGTATGAAGCTCAACATCCTAAGTTTAAGGATGTGGGTAACGTTGCATTTGGAAATATGCAAGATAGCTGGCTACAAAAGGATACAGTTAGGGTTGCCGAATATTATCGTAAGACACAAGATGATGATAAACTAGTTTATTTTATTTTGCCTGCCACTGGAGAAGAAATAGGGCCTATTTTATGGAGTGAACTTCCCGCAGAAGCTAAAGATATATTTAAAGAAATTAAAGCCAGAGAAGGTAATTTACCTCCTGAGGAGCGTACTTATCAAGAGCAAGATGAACTAACTGAAAAAATTGAATGGTATAAAATCGCTGGTAATAAAATTATTGAACGTAATGATTGGCTAGGTAAATATATTCCAATTGTAAGATTGGTTGGTACTGAAACAGTTATTGATGGCATTTGGGATTGCAAGGGACACACTCGCGCGCTTTTAGACCCTCAACGTATTTATAATGTGAATAGCTCTGCTAACGTTGAATTTGGAGCGTTACAGACCAAATCTCCTATTGCTGCTTCTCCTGCTGCAATGGAAGGCTTTGAAGATTTATATGGTAGAGCTAATCTTGATAATCTATCAGTGCTTCCTTACAATGAGTATGATGAAGAAGGTAGGAAGCTTAGCCCTCCTAGCCGTATTCCTCCTCCTGTTGCTTCTCCTGCTTATGTGCAGCAAATGGAGATTGCTCAAAATGAAATGATGATGGTGTCTGGCCAGTATCAGGCTCAGATGGGGGAGAATGAAAATGCTAAGTCTGGTGTTGCTATTAATGCTAGGCAACGTCAGGGCGATAGAGCTACCTATCATTTCATTGATAATCAAGCTGTAGCTATTCGTTTTACTGGTAAAATTTTAATTGATCTTATTCCTAAGATTTATGATACTAAACGAGTTATGCGTATTGAGGCTAAAGATAATACTATCATGAATGTTACGATTGATCCTAATGCAGATCAAGCGTTGCAGAAAGTTCAACCTCAGGGTGAAATACCCACAGATAATTCGCAGCAGATGGTTGATTTGATATTCAATCCTAATGTGGGTATGTATGACGTAATTGCTGATACCGGACCTTCATTCGCTACTAGGCGTCAAGAAGCCTTCAATGCTCTTACTCAAATTGCTGCTCAGAATGAGCAGTTTATGGGTATTGCTGGCGATATTCTTTGGAAGGTTGCTGATTTCCCTGAAGCTCAGGTATTGGCACAACGTTGGCGCAAGATTATTCCAAAGAACATTACAGGTGATGGTATTGATCCTGTAATTGAAGATACCATGAATAAAGCTGCTCAGCAAATTGAACAGCAATTGGCTGTTATTGCTAAGTTAAATCAGGATTTGGAAGATAAAAATAGGGAATTAAGCATTAAGGAAGCTGCCCAAGAATTGGCTTGGACTAAAACAGGCGTTGAGCAGATACGAGAGGACTTTAAGGCTTTAACCGATAGGTTGATGGCTGTTGGCAATTCTGGCCCCGGAATTTCTATACAGCAGCTTCAACCTATCATTCGCGCTACCCTAATGGAGATTTTACAGGCTGGAGGACCGGGAGCGGATATGCCTGAGGAGGTTGAGCAGCTTCAAGGCATGCATAACGGCGGGGAGCCAATAGGCTTACCAGAGGGCGCGGCAGATGATGTTGATAGCCTGCCTGAGGTGCCGGGATCGCGGAAAGCTGCTGATGGTCGGCATTACGTGCAACGGAATGGTAAATATCATGAGGTAGTCAAACCAAATGCCCCGGCTATCTGAATTAACTGATTATGATCCTATGGGGAATTTTACAGGCACTCAGCCAACGGCTGACCCTGCTGCTAT